TCTATCAATAAGTGGGAATGTCTCCTGTCCATTTTGACCGATAACACGGATTGTCATCTCCTTAGTAAAGAGTTGGCGAGTCATATCCATCCAATATCGGAAAACATCACTATACGCTTCGCCAAGGTGATTCACAAACATGCGGACACGTTCAAGTGTCGATTCACGAAGATGCCTTACTTCAGTCGCACTACCGGCTCCCTGCCCAACACCCATAGAGAAGTCATCCACACCAGAGGCATACTGCATGTCATTTTTAAGAAGCTCTTCCTCCTTATACGCAGACATCTTGATATCACTAAATTGAATCTCGCGTACACCATTAGGATCTATAGAATAAATAATCCCGAATGGACGAGTAACCAGTTCGTCCTTGTTGATATTAGCAAGCGGATTCACAATCCACATTTTATGAATAGAAAGAGTTGCTGAGTCCAACCGCTGGTTTTTTATCAAGTTAAGCATTATCTGAGGGCTCTCAAGGATAAGTGGCAAACCGTATCCCTCAAATTCACCGGGAATCTTCAGGTATGATGCATCGATAAAAGGAGCCTCCTTGAAATCGAATGGTATCGGCATAACTCCTCCTTTAAAAATTGGTACATAGCTACCGCCGACAACCACCGAATAAGCGTCATCGAATGGTCGCCACCACTCAAAAACCTCAAACATTCTTAATGTATTGTCCTGGGTAGTATTATATTTATCACTTCCATAAACAGTACCCGCGGCAGACGTTGCTGCAGCGCTAGAATTTTTCGTTGTATATAGATTGACTGTTCGAACTTGCTGGCGAATAGATGCATAGTCAACAAGATCTCCACCTGGAGCTGCTAGAGCCATTTCAAGACGATCTTTATCCGCCATAGGATACCGGCGCCTAATTTCGCTATCAGTAAGCACTAAACGCTTAAACCAAAACTGCTTACTCTTACGAGAAGTGTTATGCCAGTCATACCAAAGATTATAGTTATCTACCCATTCACAAAAGGGACCATCAAAATAAGTTTTGTCCCGCTTCGTCCATTTATATTTTTTACTAGCTATATCCTTTGTATCAAGATATTCAAGGCTCCTAACATCCTTCTTCCAACTCACCTGTAAAAACCCTACCCCGTAGATAAGGGTTGCCCGTACAAAATCTTCGGTCGTAGGATCCATATCGGCTATCTCCCAGAAATAATCCATTAATTTCTGCTGCTTCTGTGCCTTGCCCATATCATCCTCAGTCCTTCCCATGGCGACGAACTCAGGACGAGCATCAATAATACGAGGGACAAGGGTCTCTACTACTGCCTGAATGTAAGGAATCTGTACGTTTGCCTGCCAGGGTTTTATCTCGCGCTGACGATCTCCGCCCCAAGCAATATAAAGTTTGTATGAGCGATCTAAGCGAGGTTTTACGATAGAAAGGAAATAATTCCTTGCATCTTGCATCTGCAACCAAAAAAGACGGTATAACTCAACCTCTTTAGGACCGTAATCATTCGCATTATAATAATAACCAGTTTTTCTTGCCATCTTAAATCTATCTTACTATAGTACCACTAGATTACTCATCTATAAATAGAAAATTCTTCCACGATAAGCTTTCTCGTGCGTTTAATTTTATTCAATACCCTCATGCTTCCATAGTTAATAAGAACTTGATACCGGAAGATGGGATTCATAGTCAATTTGTTCCAATTTCCCCGAATACATAATTTTAAATCCCTGAAAAGCTATAGCGGAACCGAATATACAGTCATCATGGAACGCTCTTTGCGATATCATGTTGCCCCCACTATCAAAAATAAAGGTTAATAGCTCATCTACGGTAGCTAAGGAATGAATTTTGAGGCTTCCATCCTCTAATGCCTCCCTAAAGTCATCTATCATGAGAGGTCTAGTGACTTTTGTCGTCTTCCAGCCGATTCTATCCGAATAATCTGTCCCCATTTGATCAAATTTCGTTGGACGGAAGTACATTTGTGGATATTGTAAATTCCGGAGAGCCGTAACAGTAGAAATTCCATGATTATTAATCTCCACCACCATTAAGGCATCATTATATAAACGTCCCCACCTATTAAGGGCCTCACCGAAGCGGTCTGGGGCAAGATGTCCTCTCCATGATGCCACTTCGTCTCCTGTTTCGCGATCGAATATCTTAAGTACAGAGTAATCGCCTCCAGTTACACCCTCAGCTACATCACCTCCCGCCACATAATTCCTCCCTTCAATGGGAGGGAAGAAAACAACCAGGCCATCCTCCTCCTCGTGCACAGTATGCCCCACCCCATTAGGAGTCTTCACTTTATCTCCGACTTTCAGAATGCCTTTACGAAGTCTTTTAACGAGGCCGGGAGAAAATACGGGACGCCCAGAAGATGAGAACTCTAATTCGTATTCTTGAGCAAAACGCATTGGATTATTGATCCTGCGCCTGATAATCTCTATTTCTTCCTCGGTATATCCCCACCACCAGCCGAATTTTTTCTTTATATAACCATTATCTGCCATCCACATGCGATGATATAGGTTTCCAATAGCATTTGGTGTGGATTCAATTACAATTTTCCCTCCCGCAGGGACAGCATTTTCAATCGCTAACATTTTTTCCTCAGCTTTTTCGATAAATGCAAGTTCCGTTATTAGAACCGCAAAAAGAGTGTATCCTCTACCGACATTTTCGGTTGAAGGGAGTACTAATATCTTGGAATCTATAGCCGGGAAACTTATCTCGTATTTGCTATTATACCGAATCTTGGGGCGCATTGCTTCTGGAGTACTTCGATAAAATGTTTTTACCTTATCCAAGAGCTCTGCGGTAAGATCTGAATTATACCCAATAAGAGCAACGTTTATCCCCGGAGTGGTAATAGCAAGGTGATACAAATAACCCGTTACGGCCGTCGACATACCCAATTGCCTTGCCTTAAGGATCATTATACGCGAACTCTCATTCAATGTATTAAAAAGATCTTTCTGGGCCTCATTCAAAATAAAGGGTATCAACCCCGGGACCTTACCCTTTATCTGCGTGAAAGATTCTAAATAAAATTTAGGATCCTGAATTTGTTCTATTACCCTTTTTCCAATCATCTACTTATGTCTATTAGGTGTTCCTCCATAATTATTTCTTCTCATCATAAATACTTGATATGATCTCATCCTCTTCTTCTTGTTTCTTCTTAGCGGATTCAGGCACCTCTGGTATCGCTACATCGTATTTAACGACTTTCTTCTCCTCTACATTGCCTAACCGGTCTGGGGTTTTCTTTTCTTCAATCGATCTGAGCAATTCCTCTTCCCACGTACCGGCCCCGGTTCCGGCATCACTATCATATTTATCTAAGCCGACTGACTTCAATAAAGTTTGATAGGCCTTCAACCTATCCGCATCCTTATCTCCTTTTTCGGCAATGCCCTTAATACCTTCCACGACGAAATCAAAAGAAATACCACTACGGGCAAGTGCCTTGTGATATTCCTTGCGCATTGACATCTTATCAAGAGTTTTATAAACTTCCGCAACTGATCTGACATGAATCATCTGTCGCAATTTCTCCGGATCAGATGTGACTTGCAACGCTTTTAATAACAGTATCTGCTGCGTTGTATTCTGAGAACCACTCTTAAATTTATTTGTCGTATATACAACTGGGCGAAGCCGAGTTTTGGAGGGATCAAAAGCCATATTTATTTTTTAACATTAAAATTAAATTTCTTATTTTCCCAAAGAGGTTTTAGCTTATTGTTCCGGATATACGGCCAATGAGTATAGCCCCCATTTAGCTGATACATCCCATCATTGCCCGTATCCTCATTATAGCAAAGGGCCCAATTATGAGCCCAATTTGTAAACTCTGCATATGACATGGCTCTTCTCTCTGCTTCCTCGAGCATCTTTAAACGGTTATGCATCTGATACACAAATACCATATGGCCCAATGAAACGTTCTTATAGGGATACTCATATTTTTCCGGACTCTTAAAGGGATCGTCAAATAAAAACTCAGGGAAAAGATCGATCAAGTAAGTAGCAATCCTAGTAAAACAAAACCATGACGTAATCACACGATTAGTCATGCCTACACCTATTCTCATAAATCTACTAAAAGAAAGATCCTTAAAATTTCCGTTAGCCTTCCTTT